TGTGATGTTCTTTGGATGGTGGTCATGGCGGGAGAAAGTTAAAGTTTTTGGGGCGGGTTGTCAATTTTTATTTCTGCAAGCGTCTCTTTTTTGTTTTTTCTTTTTGTCTACAAAGCGGATCGTTGCGGGGGCAAAGCGGATGCGTGGCTTTGCGGGTTGGATGGTGATGGTGATGGTTTTCATGCTTCTGTCAAATTCTTTTCTTCCAGTATTGCTTCAAGAGAAGAAATTTCTTCTTCGATTCTTTCGCAACCTTCCCAATCGGAGAAGTCTTCACAGATTTCAAGTTGCTTGCGGAGGTTGCCGATGGCGATGATGAGTGATGTGGTAGACATGAGAGAAAGATAGTTGATTGGATGATTTAAGCAAGAAAAAAGTTTTTTATTTTTGGCGATCAATTGCGCTTTATCACAAGGGATGTGTAGCGAGTGAAGAAAGGAATTGTCGCTTGGAATCGCATGGCTTCAAAAAGCGATTGGAAAGAATGCTCTTGCACAACTTGGTTTGGAGCATCTGCATAGTGGCGTTTTACGATGAAAACAGGTGGTTTGTTTTGTGTTTCATTCATGAGAGAAAGATAGCAGATGCCCCCGAAAACGCAACAAAAAAATCGTTTTTTGCAGAAAAAAAACTTTCACAAAACCGCATTTTTTTCTTGACACTTACGGGCGGCGGGGGCCGCAACTCGTTAAGGTTCAAAAACTTACATCAATCGGACCCCGTAGGGGTCGCGGCGGTGTAAGTTATTCATTTTCAAGCGGTTATGATCGCGCCCCCACCACAGAGGCGCGATCTTTTACCCACCCATAAAAACTATTCTTGCAATGCGCTTTTGAAGCACCCTGCCCAAGTCAACGCGAGGCAAAGCCAGAAAACAATAAAGTTGAGATCGTGTGGCACAATGTCATACGCTCGCACAATCGAAAAAATTGCAATGTGTAAAGAAGAAAAGAAAAAACAAAGAACGGCAGATTTCATTTTTTTTATTTTTAAGGTTGAAAGGTTGGGCCTTTTAGTGTGATGCCCAGCACCGATTTTTTATTGAGCGGCAAAGGTCTTTTCGACTCTCCCACATTTGAAATGGCGGACGGCTTCGGGTTTGAAGCTGAACCAGCCTTGATTGTTTCGATTGATTGCAGAAAAGTATCCTGCGGCTTTCAATCCATCAGTTCCAGCAGAGCCAGTTCCTTTGATTAAACCAATGTATTTGTCCTTGGCGTTGATTTGGCGAATCGTGCCATCCTTCTTTTCAAAGGTAATCGAAAAGAATTTTCCTTTCGTGGCGGCGATCAGTTCTGCGATTTCGTTTCGTGTGGTCATGTTTTTGTTGGTTATTGTTTTGAGATCATTTCCCGTTCCATCTCATCAATTTCTTCGGGGGTCATGGTGTCCTCGATTTCATGCGCGGCATGGAACATGGCGAGCAATTCAAGACTATCAGCGTGGGCGAGTTGGTCAATGGACATGAGAGAAAGTTAGTTGATTTTGAGAGAATGGCAAGGAAAATTTTCAGATTTTTTTATTTGAGGTTTACTTTGATTTGATTGGTGTTTGCCCAGCAATTATCACCGCAAATGTTTTTGTAGAAAACTTGCCAACCTCCGTCCACATATTGGCGACCAGTAAATGATCCGTAGTAAGTGTCAAAGCCATCAAAGACAACAGCAAGTTGATTTGTGCGAGGCACAAAGTTTTCGGGGAGTTTGCTCATGGTGGTGGAGTTCGTCTCAGTCATGTAAGTAAGATAACAGATTCTCTGCAGAACGCAACAAAAAAAAACAAAAATCTTTTTTGCCTAACTGCAATTTTTTTCTTGACAAATAGAATAGCGGGGGGGTTTGGGGGGGGCTGAAGGGCAGATTCATAACTCATTGAAAGTCAAGAACTTACACCTATCGGACCCCTTCGGGGTCGCCGCGATGTAAGTTTCACGGCAACCCTTCTGGACGAGTGGCGATCAGAAGTCGCCGCAACAGCCATCCATCCCGTGCTCGTTGGCATCCTCCCAGCGGGAGTCGAGATACCGATCCTCTGGATCATCCTCGCGCTCGTGAAGGGAGGCCCAGTAAGCTGCATTTTCGCAATCGGTGATGTGCTGGTGGTAGTCCGCGAGAGCAATCTCGGCGGCTTCCGCGAGGGCGGCATCGCGCTCCTCGATGGAAATTTCACTGGCAAAGTAGGTGGTGGCGGTGGCGGTGGGGTCGTTGGACATACAAGAAAGTTAGCACGGGATTCAGATAACGCAACAAAAAAAATGTTTTTTTTCGATGTTTTTTTTCTTGACTTTTCGCAACTTATTGAGCGTGAAGAACTTACACCAATCGGACCCCGTAGGGGTCGCGGCGATGTAAGTTTTTTATTTCCAATGACTTACAACGGAAGCGGCAATGTAGTTATGCTATGCACTATGTGCCATACTACTACAAGCGTAGTAGTAAAGCACACGGCGCTTGCAACTATGTCATGTAGTTCTTCACTCATGCGGCGTATCCCTCCTCTTCCAAGATTTCCATTGCGGCTTCTTGTGCGTAGTCAAGTAGCTCACTCATGGGGGTCATGCTGTCCGCTTCTTCTATCATCTCTTCCAATGTATCCATGTGATCACATAGAAGAGCGGTGTCGGGTAGATCATCGAGTGACAAGCCTGTGATGGCGTAGACCTGTGCGTTGATCATCTTTCTTGCTTTGTTTCGTGCGCTCATGTGTCAGTTATGTTTGATGTATGATTGAAGGTGTGCGAGGCAGTAGCAGGTCGCGCCAAAGGTAAAGAAGCATATAGCGTCGAACACTTCGCTTCGTCCTCCGTAGATACAGAAGGCGCAAAGACTAAAGACGGGCGACATGGTGATGATGGCAGAGCCAAGGATTGCTAGTGTGTATTTCATGGTGTGTATGTTTGTGGGTTGTAGGTTAGTCATTGAGAAGGTCGGGGCGAGCTTCATAGAATGCGCTCATGCTTTCGGCGTTCGCCTTGTTGCGTTGTGCGATTGCTTCGGGCGTTGTCACTTGCACCTTGTCCAAGGTGAAGTCGCCACCGATCAGCTTGGCATTCAAGGCAACTTCCAAGACATCTTTGAAACCTGTTTTCATGCGACCTCTGAAGATTGCCTTTTGATCCTCGAAACCAAGGAAGATGCCGTAGGTGGTAAGGCTTCCGACTGGAACGCGAGCAATGAATGATTCGATTGTTGGGGTGGTCATGGTAGTTGTGTTGGACATGTGAGAAAGTTAGCAGATGAGAGAGGGGGCGCAAGAAAAAAAATCATTTATTTTTTTCACCCAGTTGCAATTTTTTTCTTGACAAATAGATATGCGGGGGGGTTGGGGGGGGCGCAAGCTGCAAATGACAAAATAGCAAATAGCAAATGACAAAATAGCAAATAGCAAATTACGAAATAGCAAATAGATTAGCGGTTGGGTAATGATTAGCGCGGCGGTAATGATTAGCGCGGCGGTAATGATTAGCGCGGCGGTAATGATTAGCGTGGAACAAATCATTAGTGTGGAACATAGGATTTTGGGGGTGGCGGTCGCGTAAGTTTTTGGGGTGGCGGTCGCGTAAGTTTTTGGGGTGGCGGTCGCGTAAGTTTGGCGGGGGCGTTTCCGCCCCCGCTTCGCCCTGGATCACGCCCTGCGCCATGCGCGAAGGACTTGGGCCGCAAAGTCGCGGGGAACATTGAAACGCTTTCCATTTTTGTAAATGCCTGCGCTGCGCGGGAGTGTGACATAGTTTCGGGTCGTAAAAAGGTGGAAATTTCCACAAGGGGAAAAATGGGAGCTTGTGCGAGACTCCCGATTCGTGGAAAGATAGCTTTTCATTTTCTGTTTTTGCATGTGATTTGATGATTTGATTTGATAGGTGGGGCGGGGGCTTCCGCCCCCGCTTTTCGTAGTTTAGCCTTTTGCGATGCCTTGCCAAGTGGTACGCGTTGCGGTTTGTCCGCCCGTCCGTTGCATTGCATTCGCTTTGCAAAGCTCTTGGAACTTTGCGACTGCTTTGCGCTCGGCGGTGGTCATGCTCGCAAGGGCGGACTCCTTGTCGGCGTTGGAAACACTGGCGGATGCCTTGGTGGTTATTTCCTCGCCGACTATCTCAAGCGCGAGCGTAAAGCTGTATGCATGCCCATCGGGACTCGCACCCATAGCAAGGGCAATCTCCGCAATGGTGGATGTCCCCTTAATGGGGAACGCGATTAACTGGCTCGCGTTTGCCTTCGTGGTGGTGGTGGTGGTGGTGTTGGCCATGCGCAAAAGATAGCAAAACATAGGCGGGAGTCAACAGCCAAACGAAAAAAAATCATTTTTTTTTCCGAAAGATTTTTGCGAAATGTGTTGACATATTGCAACCCTCCCCCATTTCTCGGAAAAAATGCGAGGCAAAGCGCGAGAGAGCGGGGGGGGGACCATTTCCTCAATCTCCCCTCAAAATTACAATATTAGTATTTTCGTTGGCCTCAAAAAAAATCCGCCACTTAATTTCAAAAAACCTAATAAAATATTTAGTGTAATCATTAAGTATGATATATAGAGATTTACCTATTTTTGTTGGCGCAGCAAATCAAAATCCAAATACAATAAATAATAACTATTATTTGATGGCATCTCAGGTATCTATAGACATGTCCGCTGGCGGTCAAGCCAAAAGAAAAATAAATCAATCAATAAATCAATCCGACCAATTTACTCATCCAAACCCTTTAGTTTGCAGAGTTAGCTTTCAATCTTATATACCAGGAAGTGATATAGAAGGATTTGTAATACCAGATTTATCATGGGCCGCGAAAATAATATTCACTCAGGCTACTGGAGATAATTATCATGCAATAAAAATTGGAGAAAGTATTTTTAATAAATGCTACTTAAGTAATTATACAGCAAGCATAGATCCTTTTAAACCTGTCCAACTTACAGCTGAGTTTATATGTAATGATCCACCGACTGGAGGTGGCATATCAGAAAAAATCAATGGTGTAGATTCTTTCGTCGGTTCTATAAGTTTTGCTGATAATATTATTCATGGTCATACATGTAATGTAATTGGGGCTAATAATATAGTTAGTGAAATTCAATCCTCAATAAAATATCAAGTAACATGCAATAGAACGCCAGTATACGGCATTGGTTCAATTATGCCATCATCAATGATTTTAGATGAAATAGAAAGACAAATGGATATAAGTTCTACTGATATATCATCAATAATCAATCAAGAAGGCGCGAAATTAACTTCTCCAGTTACTGTAGCGTTAAAGCATAGCAATAGTTCAATTACTGCTTATTTAAATATGAATGCGGGATCAAAAATATTGTCCCAAAAAATACAAATGCAAGAAGGAGATTCTTTGGTGACTGAAGTATCAATTAAAGAGTTTTTAGTGTAAATAAATACAACATGGCTCGCAAGAAAAATGAGAGGGAGACGGGTTCATTGGAAATTCAACCAGCCTTTGAACGAACAATAAAATTCAAATCAAGGAAATTCAAATTCACACCAAAACAAAAAATCTTTTTAGATATTTTACTTGATGAAGAAACAAAAATAATATTTTGCTCTGGACCAGCAGGTTCTAGTAAAACTTATATGTCACTTTATGGGTGTTTGCAGTTAATGCAAGCAGACCCCGAAAAAGATTTATTATATATCAGAAGTATTGCTGAAAGCGCAGATAAAGGATTAGGAGCGCTTCCTGGTGATATAGCTGAAAAATTTGATCCATTTTTAATGCCCTTATATGATAAACTTGAAGAAATTATACATGAGGGTGATGCGGCGTTTTTAAAAGCAAATGGAAGAATTGGCGCAGCTCCAATTAATTTTTTAAGAGGTGCAAGTTGGCAAAATAAATTGATTGTTGCTGATGAAGCTCAAAACTTCACTTTAAAAGAATTAACCACATTGATTACTAGAATTGGAGAAAATACAAAAATAATTATCTGCGGCGACTTCATGCAAAGCGATATTATAAAAAGCGGCTTCGGCCATATGTTTAATTTATTTGATGACGACGAATCATCAAGTAATGGTATACGTTCATTTAAATTTAATGAATCAGATATCGTAAGAAGTGAAATTTTAAAATTTATTATCGCCCGACTCAGTAAACAATAAAAGTGTAATTATATAAAACAGAAATCTTACGCTCAACTGCGAAAAGTTAATAAAAAATCAACAAGATACACTGTTTTTGTCTTTAAAATTAGAAAAAAATAAAAAAATACTTATAAATAATAAGTATGAATCACATATTTTGCTCTAACTGTGGGAACAAGATACAATATAATTTAGCAAAACCAAACTTTTGTACAAAGTGCGGTAATTCACTGTCGTCTCTAACTGCTTCGAGCCAAGTGGTTGAAAAAAAAGTTGCGCCAAAATTAGATATTGATCTTGAAGAAGATGAAACCGATATCGATGATATACCGAACTTAAGAAAAATCGCAGTTGAAATTGAAAATTTTTCTGAAAATTCATCGTTCACATTAGGAAATTTATTTGGTACTCCAACCCAAGCATTCAAAGGACGTAAAAACCGTTCTGTAGATGAATTTATTGATGAAAAGAAAGTCTAAATATAAATTTGAGGATTTTTCTGAAATCATAGATTCTTCAATCAAAAGACAAAGAGCAAAATGGCAGTTAAATGCCATTAACTGGTTTGATTTTGATGATGTAGAACAGATAATTAAGGTCCATATTCATAAAAAATGGCATATGTGGGATCAAGAGCGCCCATTAGAGCCATGGATAGGTAGGATCATCTCTAATCAGATTAGAAATTTAATTAGAAATCATTATGGTAATTATATAAAGCCATGTAATGGTTGTCAATTTAGTCTTGATGATGATAAATGCTCCATAACTGCAAGTAATTTGCAAGACTCACAATGCAAATTATACGAAAAATGGGAAAGTCAAAAAAAAGTTGGATTAGAGCTTAAAACTACACTTTCTATAGAAAATCATATGAGCGAAGTTTGTTCTAAGCCAGATGATGATTTTTGTTATGAATCTTCTGTAGAGAAATTAAATCAATATATGAAAAAAGAGCTAAATCCAATTCATTATAAAGCTTATAAGATGTTATTTTTCGAAGATTACAACGAAGAAGATGTGGCAAAATTTATGGGATACAAAACTAATGAAAAAAAACGAAAAGCTGGTTATCGCCAAGTCAAAAATCTTAAAAAAACATTTCAAGCCAAGGCTGAGGAAATAATTAAAAAATTTGATATCATTATTCATGAACCTAACTAAAGAACAACAAGAATTTATCGCAAAAGAAGCAAAGAATAATACAAATTTAAATGAATTAACTCAAAAATGCTTTAATAACGATGATCTAGATGGTCGCTCCAAAGAAGGGCGGCTAGTTCGTCAATTTTTAATTGAAAATGAAATTAAATTTATTACAAGTCGTCGTCCAAAAAAAGATGAAATTAATTTTTCACAACAACAAAAAGATTTTATTATACAACAGGCGGAAGCTGGCTTATCTTCTTTAAAAATAGCTGAAATAATTTTTCCAGATAGAGATGTAAAGCCTTTAAGCAATGAACAAAGGAGTGTTTTAGAGGCAATTAAAGAAATAAATCCTGATTTTCTACCATCACAAGATTCTGGGGCATTAAATGATTATATAGCCCCAAAATCACCCCCAAGGATAGTTAAAAAGATTAATGATGCTACTGGGATGAATTTAGATGAAGCAAAATTAAATAGACCAATGAAAATTTGTGTCGAAAGATTGGGTATTAATTTAAATAATTCTAGATTCGTTAAGATTGTAAATAACTATTTGTCAAAGGGTGATCGTGAATTATTTGAGCAGGAATTTATCCGTTTGACATGGGATAAGCCAGATTTAACTGCAGATGAAATTAATTTATATTTAAATGTCTGCAAGGAAATTATTAATTTGGAAGTTATTAGTTGTCATTTGAATAAATTAAATGAAATGTTTGATATCGCTGACGATCAAAACGAAATGAGTGTTCGTTTATCAGAAATAATTAAAGCAAAAAGCAGTGAATACCATCAATGCGAAAATCGCATAGAAAATTTAACAAAAAAACTTCAAGGTGATAGAGCTGAAAGAATGAAAAGCAGACAAAAAGAAAATGCTTCGATTTTATCAATAGTTCAATTATTTCAAGAACAAGATGAAAGACAAAACATGGTTCGTATAGCAGAAATGCAAAAAGAATTAGTAAAAGAAGAGGCCAACCGTTTAGAGGGGATGTCTGAATGGAAAGCTAGGGTCTTAGGAATATATCAAGATGATGTCATTTAAATGCAAAGAGTGTAATCAGGAATTTCCTGGTTTAAAAAACCTTCATACGCATATCAAAAAACACGATATGCTTCTTGGGGACTATTATGTAAAGCATTTTCAAAGAAAAAATAAATTAACAGGGGAGTTATTGCCATTCAAAAATTATGATGATTATTTTGAAAAAGATTTTTCTCAACCAAAACAACTTCAAGAGTGGTGTGAAAAAGCATCTTTTATAAATGTTAAAGAATATATCATCGAATTAATGGATAGGAGAATTAAGGCAAAGAATCTTAATTCAGGTTTAAGTTCTCTTGAGCTTTGGACTGCTGGTTTGCCTGATATTGACATGTATAAAAAATACTTTGGGAGTTATACTGATGCATGTAAAAAATGTTTAATCGAACCAATGTTTAATGGAAAATTACCCAAAGAGTTTTGGAATGATTATTCAAACATAAAAATTCTAATTGATACTAGAGAACAAAAACCATTATGGTTTAATAAATCAGAGATTTTAAAATTAGATATAGGAGATTATGCTGTTTCTGGAGATAAATATGATTATACTTATGTAGACCGCAAATCTTTCAATGACTTCTGTGGTACAGTCACATCATCTTACAATAGATTTGTTAAAGAGTTGGAGAGGTGCAGGAGTTTAGGCTGTTATTTATTTATTGTTATAGAAGCGCCCCTTCATAAGATGGATGAATACAACAAAAATAGTTATAAAAAATTCAACCTTAATTATGTTTTTCATAACATGAGGCAGCTACAAAGAGATTACAGCAATTGTTGTCAATTTGTCTTTAGTGGCTCTAGAGGTTTGAGTGCAGAATTAATACCAAAATTATTAATACTCGGAAAATCCTTATGGAAGACCGATATGCAGTATTTTTGGTCAAAAAGAATAGAAAAATATGGCTTGGATAACAGGAGTACAAAAGAGGAGAAAAAGATTTCCTAAAATTAATGAAGAATTGATGAATAAAGAAGGCTTCTTGGAGGATACAGAAGCTAAAATATTATTTTATAAATTTTTAAGAGAAAACCCATCATTCGCTTCAGAATTAATTACTGGAGTTAAATTATTTCCATTCCAACATATGTCAATTAAAGCTATGATGGAAACTGATTACTTTTTAGGCATATGGAGTCGTGGTATGAGTAAATCTTTCTCAACTGCAATTTTTGCAGTATTAGATGCCATTTTACACCAAGGCATTCATATAGGTATCATTAGTAAATCTTTTAGACAAGCTAAAATGATTTTTAGAAAAATAGAAGAAATTTCTCGCAGCCCAAAAGCTGTATTTCTATCCCAAGCAATCACAAGGGTTTCCAAAAATAATGATGAATGGGTTATGGAAATTGGTCAAAGCAGAATAACGGCGCTGCCTTTGGGTGATGGCGAAAAACTGCGCGGCTTCCGTTTCCAAAGAATGATTATTGATGAGCTTTTATTAATGCCAGAAAAAGTATTGAACGAGGTTATTATGCCGTTCTTGTCTGTTGTTGAGAATCCAACCGAAAGACAAGAAACACATGATCTTGAAACAAAAATGATTGCCCAAGGTAAGATGACAGAAGAAGATAGGAAACAATGGCCAAACAATAAAATAATTGGATTGTCTTCCGCATCTTATAAATTCGAATATTTGTATAAGTTATATTCTCAGTACGAATCATTAATTCTTAATCCTAACGATCAAGATGGCGCTCATAGAGTTATAATGCATTTTAGTTATGATTGCGCTCCAGAGCAATTGTATGATCAAAATTTAATTAATCAATCTAAAGCTACAATGAGTCAATCTCAATTTGATAGAGAATTTGGAGCTATGTTTACTGATGATAGCTCTGGCTACTTCAAAGTGAGCAAAATGGCAGCTTGTACTATAGCCGATGGAGAAGGTCAGTGCGTTGAGGTTATAGGCGATTCTAAGTCAGAATATATACTCGCAATAGACCCGTCTTGGTCTGAAAGCGAAAGCTCTGATGATTTTGCTATGATTTTAATTAAATTAGATAAAGATAAACCTAAAGGCACTGTAGTTCATAGTTACGCAATGTCTGGAACAAATTTAAAAAGCCATATTATTTATTTGCATTATTTATTAACTTATTTTAATATTGTGAATATAGTTGCCGACTATAATGGCGGCGTTCAATTTATTAATTCATGCAATGAAAGCGATGTATTTAAGCAATACAATTTAAAGTTAGATGCTTTTGATGCAGATTTTGATAATATTCAAGAATACGATAAAAATCTTAGAGACGCAAGAAATCAATATAATTTACAAAGTAAAAAAATAGTTTATTTAAGAAAACCAAGTTCTCAGTGGATTAGATACGCAAATGAATCTCTACAATCAGCATTCGATCATAAACGAATTTTATTTGCTGGAGCCGCTATGGACGACAATTACAATATACAACGTAAATCAAACATACCAATTAAAGAATTAAAATTTTTAAGAAACAATGAAGAAGAGCAAGGTGTTTCAGCAAAAATGATTGATTTTGTTGAACATCAAAAAGATATGATAGATCTCATTAAAGTTGAATGCGCTTTGATCCAAGTAACAACTACAGCACAAGGCACGCAAAGCTTTGATCTGCCTCATAATTTAAAAAAACAAAGAGGAGCCGATAAAGCCAGAAAAGACTCTTATTCTGCTTTAGTCTTAGCGAATTGGATGATACCAATTCATTTCGATATGATGAATCAGAAGGCTGAAAATATACAAACTACATTCACCCCAATGTTTATAAACTAACTTTTTGAAAGTTAAAGTTAACTTTTTGACTTTGTTGTGTAATATATAAAGATATGTCTAAAAGATCTTACAGTAAAAAGTCTCAATATTGGGAAAAGTTTAATAAAACTAACAATACAATTATGCAAGAAACTCAAGCAAGTTTTAACCCAAGCTTATCAGGAGATCCGTTTTACGTATCAGACGCTTCTTATTCCCGTGTTTCAAACACCAATAACACAAACACTTCAAGAATTAATAGATCAGCAGTATCTCCAACTATGGATAGATACAGCAGCATAAGAGGTGGTCTTTTGCCATATAATTATGCGATGGATGGAGTTAATGTTAGAGAGGCTATTGAATTATGTCAAAAAGCATATGCTAATGTTTCTATTTTTAGAAATGCAATAGACATTATGTCTGAATTTGCAAATACTGAAATATTTTTAGAAGGGGGTAATAAAAAAAGCAGAGATTTCTTTTATGAATGGTTTAAAAAAATTAATTTATGGAATTTAAGAGATCAGTATTTTAGAGAATATTATAGAAGTGGTAATATTTTTATTTACAGAATAGATGGAAAATTTCAAACAGGAGATTTTGCTAGATTAATGAATTCTGTTTCGCCAATAAATAGCGCAACTAATAAAATACCTTTAAGGTATATAATATTAAATCCGTTTGATATAATAGCGAAAAGAAGCTCAACATTTGCTATAGGAGCTTATGAAAAGATCTTATCTGAATATGAAATGTCTCGTTTGCAGAATCCATCGACAGAAGAAGATAAGGCAATTTTTGATAGTTTGCCAGCGGATATAAAAGAAAGTATAAAAAAGGGGGCTTATTATACAGATGGTTTAAAAATAGAACTAGATCCCAAAAAATTAGCTTATTCATTTTATAAAAAACAAGATTATGAACCTTTTGCAGTGCCATTTGGATATCCAGTACTTGAAGATATTAATGCAAAACTTGAGCTTAAAAAAATGGATCAAGCCATTACAAGAACTGTTGAGAATGTTATCCTTCTTATTACTATGGGTACAGATCCAGATAAAGGAGGCATAAATTCTCAAAATTTAAATGCTATGCAAAGTTTATTTAAAAATGAAAGCGTAGGAAGAGTTCTTGTTTCTGATTATACCACAAAAGCTGATTTCATCATACCAGATCTTAATAAAGTCTTAGGGCCAGAAAAATATAAAGTATTAAATGAAGATATTAAACAAGGTCTTCAAAATATAGTTATTGGCGAGGAAAAATATAGCGCAACAGAAGTCAAAGCGCAGATTTTTGTAGATAGATTAAAAGAAGCTAGACAGGCGTTTTTAAATGATTTTTTACAAAAAGAAATCAAAAGAGTATCAAATGATTTAGGTTTTAGATCTTATCCAACTGCAGTATTTAAAGATATTGATATGAGGGATGAAACTCAGTTAATGAGGATCTCAACAAGGTTAATGGAATTAGGTATTTTAACACCACAACAAGGTATGGAAATGTTTCATAATGGTAAGTTTCCTAAACCCGAAGAAATTGCTCCAGCTCAATCAATTTTTATTAAAGAAAGAGAAGATGGTTATTATAACCCAATTGTTGGCGGAATTCCAATGATATCGCCACCAGAAAGCGATATAAAAGATAAAAATACCACTAATAAAGTTTCTGGAAGACCAGAAGGAACGACAGGTATACCATTAGCTAAGGCTCAATTTTCGAGAAAAAACATACAGGAAATTGTTGGACAAATAGAGTCGATTAGGAGTTTTGCAAAACAAGAAATTAAAAAAAGCCTCAATATAAAGAAATTTAACAAAGAGCAAGAAAATATTTTAGATAAGTTGTGTGAAGCTGTGATTTGTTCCACATCGATAGAAAACTGGAAAGAAGAATTATTATCATGTATAAAAAACTTTGATAAAATAGAATCGTTAGGTGTAAATAGCAATATATTAGAAGTTGCTAGTATACATCAATTAGATACTTATCCAGCGGCAATTTTATATCATAGCACTCAAAATGAAAATTAATTTACAAAACATAAAGGCTCCATTACAAAAAAATGTTTCTATAAAAAATGGAGAAATAGAAGTATCTTTGTCTTCCATGGATAAAAAAGATGAAAATATATATAAGTCTTTTATGAATACTTGTGCTTCAAGCGATAAAGAACTTGTTGATACTTCTGAAATGGATGAGGATTCAACTATGAAAGCTTGCGCTGTTCAATTTGATAAAATGAAATCCATGTTAATGGAAAAAAGTGAATCTGGAGAATTAACACCAGCTCAAAAAAAATTACCACCAGCCATACAAAAAGCTATTCTTCAAAAAATGGACAAACCTGATGATTCTTCTGAGCATGAGGATAAAGAAACAGAGGAAGAAGAGGATATGGAAGAAGGAGAAGCTTCTGGACAAAAAACTAAAACGCTATCAAAAAACGACGAATCTAAAGAAAAATTTGATGGTGAAACTTTGAAAGTTAAATAATAATTTACTATTTAATGAAATATAAATACACTACGGTATTTGAAGCACCTGTTCATGCTTGTAAAATAGCTGACGATTCATTTATTTCAAAAGCCTCTTTAGATAATCTTAATTCACTTGTTCCTCAAAATATTAATTTTGAAGAAAATATAGATTTAATTGGCGTGGCTTTTAATGCTGCTGTCGTAAATAAATTTAATAAAAATGGCGATGGTATGGATACAGATACAGCCATAGTATTTACAAAAAACTTTTTACATAAACCAACGAATATTGAACATAATAAAGAAAAGATAGTTGGTCATATTGCGAGCGCTGGTTTCAGTGAATATGGTTCAAGTAAAATTTTAAGCCCAGATGAAGTCAAGGGCAAAAAAGAAATGTTTAATATAGCACTTGGCGCTGTAGTTTATCGATCTGCAAATAAAGCTTTTGCAGATTTATTAGAGAGATCAACAGATCCAAATGATCCATATTATCAAAAAATATCAACAAGTTGGGAAGTTGGATTTACAGATTATGTTTTAGCCATAGGAAGTTCTGATTTAAAGGATGCTGAAATAATAACAAATGAAAAAGCAATCGAAGAATTAAAAGGTTGTTTAAAAATTTACGGAGGAAGCGGAAAAACACAAGATGGTAAAAACATCTACCGTTTAATAACTGGTAAAATTTATCCTTTAGGAATTGGTTTCACAACTAATCCAGCTGCAGATGTAAAAGGAATATTTAAACCTCAAGAAAGTCAACCATTAATAAAAATTAACGATAAAAGAGATAAAAATACTAATAAAATTTCACAAAGTGAAAATATTAATGTAAAAAATAAAAACAAATTCATTATGGATATCGAAACAATGATCTCAGAATTAAAAGATCTTCTTATAGAGAAAAAGTTTTCTGAAGAGGCTGTCGCTTCTATGACTACTACTTTTGCTGACGCAATCAGACAAAAGGACGAGCAATATCGTCAAGATATTGAATCCGTTAAGTTAGAAAAAGAGACAATCGCAAAAGAACACTCTGAACTTAAAGAGTCTGTAGAAACGCTTCATAACAAACTTACAGAAGCGCAAGAAAAAATAAATTCTTTTGAAGCTACGCAAAAAGCTGAACAAGCTATTGCTAGATTTAATGAAAGAATGGATCTCATTGATCAAGAGTACTCTCTTGAAGATGAAGATCGTGAATTTCTTGCTCAAGAGCTTAAAACCCTTGATGTAAACGAAGAAGCTTTTGCTTCTTTTAAAGAAAAACTTTCTATTCTTTGGAAAGATAAAAATAAAGAAGCTAAGGCGGCTTTTGAGGCTCAAATTCAAGCTCGTATTGATGCCGAGGTCGAAAAACGTCTTTCAAAAGTTTCAACTGCATCATTGAATGATCCAGAAGAATCCGATAAAGAAGTATCTACAGAAGAAATTCTTGATAATGTAGAGACATCTGAAGCGGGAATCGCTAATTCAAACGAAACAACATCGAGATACTCGATCTCTCTTCGTGATAAATTTGCTGCGGCTTTTAATCGTGAAAATATAACAATATCTTAATAACAACAAACTAAACTAAAATTATGGCACTTCGTATTTTACCATTCAGACAATATGACGAAAATGATGTAATTAACATGTTCGCTCTTGGCGATGCATATGTTAATGAATCAACAACGGGAAGTTCATTTGGTGACGCTGGCGTTTTTGTCGCTGTTGATGCAGCAGACTTTAATGCAGATCCAGTCACCTATGGAACGGATTCTTATCTTGGCAAAACAGATTATCCATTTGTTGGAGCTAATCAATACCCAAGCGTTTCATTGAAAGTTAAGCCAGCAGTTAGCGGAACCGCTCTCCTTGGTCTTACCCTCCGTCAAACAGCTAAGTTCGACGAAAATGGAGAAAAGCTTCTCTATTATCCACAGAAGAAGGAAGAGCTTCAGTGCGTTCTTCCAGGACAAGCTGTTCCAGTTGCAACACGTGGGGTATTTACTATCACGGCAGGAGCTTACACAGGTGCTCTTACAGTTGGTGGCGGTATCAAGCTTACTACTGGTGTAGCAGCAAGTGGAAAAGTTGGCGCTTGTCCTGTAAATGATCCAGCTCGCGTTGGACTTGTTATCGGAACTGGCTCAAGATCAAGCGGAACCATTACCGATGCGCTTGCAGGAAACTATGCAGTTATCGCACTTGGCTTATAATTTAAAAAAAGAAAGAAAAAATATTTAATATGAAAATTACTTTAAAAAGAACTCCAGAACAAGTTGAGTTAATTAAGGCTATGGCTTCAAAGAACCGTTCGGTTGCTTATGAAGCTCAAGTTGCATTAGCTGAATTTATCGGTCCAGTATTGGCTGAAGTTATTAATAACGCTCCAACACTTAGCAATTTATTCACAACACTTCAATTTAATGCTGATGACAATCCAAGTATCCCACTTGATCTTTATTACGACATTACTGATGAGGATTATATCCAAGTTTATAGCCAAGCAGTTGCTGGCGGTCTCCCACAGAATCAAGTTCTCCCAACTGCTTCTGAAATGAAGATTGCTACATATACTCTTGATTCAGCTCTTAGCTTTGATAGACGTTATGCAGCAAAAAGCCGCATGGATGTAGTTAGCAAAACATTTACTCGCATGGCTCAAGAAATCCTTCTTAAGCAAGAGAAAACATCTGCTAATCTTATTTTAACGGCTCTCGCAAGCGCAACAACAAATGGCAAAGATCACATCATTAATGCAGGAACAAGCGGAAGATTCCTTCTTAATGACCTTAATAGACTTTTTACCCTCGCTAAAAGAATTAATACTTCATTCAGCAAAGGTACTCCAGTTAGCCGCTCAAGCCGTGGTTTAACAGATCTTATTGTGTCACCAGAAGTTGTTCAAGAGCTTCGTGCAATGGCTTACAATCCAATCAATACCAAGGGTTCACCTGCTGGTGGAACACCTACAGATGGTATTGCCGCTCCAGAAGATATGAGAACAGCTATTTATAATAGCGCTGGTATACCTGAGTTTTATGGCGTTTCCATTATGGAGGCTAATGAGCTTGGAGTTGGCCAAAAGTTCAACACAATCTTTGGTGCTGTTGCGGGTGCAGGTTCAACGACAGCTCAAACCTTTGATGCTTCGAAAGAAATCATCATTGGCCTTGATCGTAGCCGTGAGTCGCTTGTACGCGCAGTTGCTGTTGATTCAGAAAATGGTTCAGAGTTCTCTCTTACCGCTGATGATCAATACAGCATCCGTCAGAACAAGATCGGTTACTTCGGTAGCCTTGAGGAAGGTCGCATGGTTCTCGATAACCGCGCTCTTGTTGGTGTTATTGCCACTGGTCTTGCTTAATCAAAACCTATCAAATCAAGGGTCGTCTCCAATGGAGGCGACCCTTTTTTGTTTAATTATTACAAATATTCAATATAATACATTATGAACAAAAAAGTTGTTAAAAAGACTCCTAAAAAAATGAAAGTATCCTATGGTTTAGATGATAGTATGGCTGATAAAAGTTTACTTGCTCAATTAGATCATATGAAATCTATTGGAGCTACAAATACCGAAGAATTCAAGCAAAAAACTAGAGAGTTGGAGGTTTTATTGGGTGTTAATACTATTAATCCATTTGGGACTAATGAATTAGATATCTTTGAAGATGATTTGAAGTCGATGCCTTTGGCGGATATGAGAAGACTTGCAGAAAAAATTGGCATTAATTCGATGCAAGATAGGCCGACATTAAAAACTATATTAATTAATGAATTTAAAGCTTCAAATAGAAATAATCGTCGTAATATAATGCCAAATTCAATCAACAGTGTAATATTAGATCCTAAAAATCCGCTTCACGCTGAAGCTCTTAAAATCTTAGGAGATATTTAATTTTTAGTGTAAAATAAAGCATGAACGTAATTGAAAGTTTATCATTAAGTATTTTCCAAACAGAGTTTGATGGAGATACAGGTATAATGCCACGATCTTATATTTCAGGATGGCTGAGTGAAAATATAGGCTCTTTAAATACATTACTAAATACATCTTATAGCGGAATTGATTCAAATATAGATTTAGAGGCTCAAGCTATATATAAAGAGTTGTATTTAGCTCACTATTATAGAAAGCAATCTAGAAACGCTTTACGAGGTATTATAGATAGCTCCAATGGACAGAGTGATGTTTTAAGTCTTAGAGATGGCGATAGCTCTGTTACATTCACAAATAAAAATGAGGTAGCAAAAGTTTATAAAAGCATGGCTGATGAATCACAAAATCGATTAAATAAGCTTACCCATCAGTATAATATATATCAATCAAAGCCTCTTCAAGTTGGAGGTATAGAAGGTCAAATCTTTACAGGTTTAACTTATTAATGCAAATAAAAAACCCCGCTTTTGGCGGGGTTTTTTATATTATATTTATTTAAATTTCGCATTAAGCGAATGGTTGTGTGGTATTAGCGCCACTTACAAATACACCATGAAGGCCATCGGTAGGTCCACCGATTTGTGTTGAGAATGTAAGATCAACTGTTTTATTTGAACCAATACTTGAACTAAATGACTCACTGTCAAGTTTGCAACCCTTAAGGGTGTAAACCATTTTGTTTGAAGAGCCATCTGGTCCTTTAAGAGTTAATGTAATATCTTTCTCTGATTGATCATTAAGTATACCAGCTAAGTTAGTGGCTGTAATTTCATTAACGATGGCATTTATTGAAAGACTTGCTGTGACTGGGAAATCAACAGCTCTTGCGTATGGGAATTTTGTTCCAAGCCTTTGTAATGCAGAACGCGAAAGAGGAAGTGACAGAGAAGCGCTTTGAATGTGAATAGCTTCAGAGCTACTTGATAAATCAGATAAACCTGTTCCATCAAAATTAGTAATATCCACAGTGACATCTCCAGGTCTAAGAGCTGAAACATTAGATGCTCCACTATTAGCTGGTTTTAATACAACAATACCGTTTTGATATAAAATAGAACCGTTTTGAGGGTCAATAGCTGGAGATTGAATACCGCTAATAGCTCCATTTATTGTTGAGAACGTTGTGTCTGAGTTGATATTAGCTCCTTCCATTGTTACAGAAACTGTTGGAAGACTACCAACAGCTAAATCTAATGTATAATCAGAAAGATATGCATTACCAATACCAATCATAGAATTTACACTAGTTACTCCAGTAGCATCATTGCCTTCTGAAACAGTAGAGATATAAAAGTTTTTTCCAGAGCTTGAGGTCATGTGTCCAGAAGCGAAATTTCCTTCTGATTGTGAAGGGCTTGTTTTTACAAAGAACCCTAAAGCTCTTTCGTTGTATCCATCAGTAAGATAATAACTAAAATCTAAACTTACTGTTGGCGGCTCAAGAACTAATGAGTCAATTCTTGCTAATTGACCGTATTGGTTAATGTCTTGACGACTAATTGAAAAGTTATAATTAGCGCTTTGGACACGCTCAAGTTGAGTGTGTTTGCCTGATGCTGTTGAAGATAAATCTTCACTTACATAAAGCGCTTCCGATTGATAAATTACTCTATTTCTTGCCATAATGGTGGTTGTTTGTTTTATTTACAGTTATTTTTGCTTTTTGTGAAAAAATTATTGATGTCTATATCTATGTTGTTGTATCTCGAAATCTATAAAACCTACATATAAATCATTTGCTAATGATTTTCTAGCTTTATCTGTTAATTTAGATGTTGAAGCGTTATTTATATAAAAATTTTGATTATCAAAGAATTGATTTTTTAATTCATTATATGAATAAATACTATTTTTAAGATCGCCAATTTCATTAATTGGGTGATATGACATTGGTATGGATGCAAATACTTCATTTCTTGAATCAGCGAATATAGAAAGAACTCCATCTAACTGAAAAGAATTTTCAGCCAAAACTACAGCTTTAGCTCTAATAGTTGTTTCCTCCATTCCGCCAAAAGCAAAGCCTCTATTTTCTACACCTTCAGTAGATAAAAAAATAGCTGGAACCACTTGATCATACGGCATTATATAGCTTTGTTTAAAATTTAAATTTCTAGAATTTATTTCATATTTATTTTCAACAATAATGTCCTCCTCTGTTTCGTTTGAAAAATAAATATTAAAATCTTTAACAGAAAACGATCCAGTAACAGATGAATTTTTATTCACCCCAGAAATTAATGCTCTTCCATTTTCAAAATCTAATAAAACTCCATTGCTTCTGCCTAAAAACGAATTATTTACATAAACTCCACTTGGGATTGTCGCCCCAGTTATTGAAGAATCATTTACCCATTGTTTATATGAGCTTCCAAATACTTTATATCTAGAATCCAATCTATCGTCATCATAATAATAAAAAGTTCCAGTAGTATTTGTGTATGCCTGACCTTTGGTTAATAAATAATTATCAAACCATAAAAATAAAGAATTGGTAAGTTTATGTTGGAATTGTTCAATCATTTTAACGACATGAATTGTGTTTTATATTTTTTAAGAATTGCTGATATATATGAAGTGTTTTTATATTTGCCAGACCTAATCTTTACACTTGATTGTAGTGCAGCGCCAGATCTACTTAAAGATGTATTATTTTTTATAAGATAGCCAAGCCCAGAAATACCTTGTTCTATTCCTTTTGCCCAGCTTCTGCCGCTCGCCCAAGGCATTGGAGTTACAGCAAAAATATCAGATGGCTCTGGGAAAGATACTGTAAATAGAGAGCCTATTTCTATATCTTTTACAAATCTTATTTCTATATTTTCTAGAATATCTAAAATAGGTCTTATTGGGTCATCGCTACTATCAAAACCTATAAATGCAAACAAATTAGATTGCCCACCCAAAGTCCCACTTATATTTGAACCGTTTGGACCAAGTTTTATTTCTTGGGTTATTAAATGATTGTTAAACTCTAATAAAAGTTGATTTTTTAAATCTTTAAATTTATCAAAGGCGATAGTCTCAAAGTCTTTTCTTAATACTTTGGGAGCTTGGCTATTTAATATTCTTCGAACGTCTGCAGGGAGTTTATTCATCAATTGGGGTTAAATAAAATGTATAAAATTGATTATATGTAAAGCCAGATGGATTGCCATCACTTTTTATAGCAAATCTTTTGCCATCAAATTCTACTCTTCTGGCTTCTTTTAAAAAATCAAATCCATCGGCTGGAATTATTATTTTTACAGATCCTTTTGGAAAAATTATTTTATTTTGGCTTCCATTATTATAAGAGCCTCCACTCTGTAGCAATTCTTCTTCAGAATTAAGATAATAGACTCTAGCATTTATTGTTTTTGATACAAGTTCAAATTCTAGATTTGATTTTGAACCAGTATTTGTCTTATTATATATTGAATTATATTGAGGCGACGAAGCGATTAATGTTTTTTTATTATTTTTATATACAGTAATTTGACGAGCAAAAGTACTATGTAATATATCAAATAAATTTGCTATATTTGTTTCTTTAGAAGAATTTAAAAATCCTGGCATATTGATTTTTACACTTTTATTTTTATAATAAGATAAGGGACACGGCATGAATGCTAAAAAAAATTTATCAGATAGATCTAATCATGAATTAGCGTCATTTTTTAAAATGATGTTGATGATGGTGGAAGATATGAAGAAAGATCATGATTTTCATTATCAAAAATTATATGACAATATTCCTAAAGAATATCACGCTATAATAGATACTGCAAATCATTTTACAGAAGATAAAAAACTTTGGATTAGAAAAAGAATTTTAGATTATGGCAACGAATCTATTAGAAATTTGCAATCTGAGATAAATAATTATAGTGTTAGCTTTATATTTAAATAATAAAAAAGGTAAAAGGTATGAAATTCAAACAATTATATAAATTCACAATCGATAAAGAAGTAGAAAAAACTATTCAGTCATCTAAAAAAGATAAAAAAACTGGAGAAGAAGTTATTACTAAGAAAAAAGTTACTGAAAAAGTTCCAGTAGAGATTAAAATTAAAAGACCCTCAAGGAGAGAGCTTGAGGAAGCTGAATTAGAATATTCAGTAGAAATGAGTAGATGCGTTAAAAGAGGTATTTTAACAAAAGCTATGTTAGCTAAAAAATATAGTGACACTGGTGGTATTTTTAGCGAAGAGGAGGCAAAAAATTATACAGTTCTTTATAAAAAACTACTAGACCTTCAAAATGAATATATCCGCTTGGACTCTGTAGATAAAAAAGATGACAAGCAGGATATTAAATTTGAAAAAATAAAAGAAGACATAGCTGACACAAAAAGACAAATCATTGAGATAGAATCTACATTTCAGTCGTTTTTTGATCATACGGCTGATGTAAAAGCTCAAAATAGACTTCTTTTGTGGTATGCTATTAATTTAACATATATTCAAGATCAGGAAGAAGATGAACCATTGCCTTATTTTAATGGTGACGATTTCGAAGAAAAGTTAGAAAATTTTTATAAAAAAGAAGAATCTAATGATGATTTTTATAGAGCTGTAGTTAAAAAAGTTTCAACAATAATCGCTTTTTGGTTCTTTAATCAAGCCTCACAACCAGAAGAGTTTGATGCGCTAATTGAAAAATTAGAAAAAGGACAGCTTTGAGCGAGGAATTATATATCTCTATAATAGGCGAGGTGTTTGATGGGTATACGGAATTTATTTACAATAATAAACCCGTATACCTAAAACATTTTAATATTAGAGATCAAAGATGTATACATAAACACTATGAGAAATATAAATCTATAGCGATTTCAAAAGGTCTTGAAACAGAAGATCAATTATTAAAAAAAATTAAATCTGATGGTATATGGTCTGACGATGATGATTTAAAGATACATTCATTAGATTTAGAAATAAAAAATTTAAAACAAACTCAGTCTCAATTGTTTCTACCTTCACAAAAAGAATTAATGGGGGTTGATATTGCTAATAAAATTTCTGAACTTTTATTATTAAAAACCAAAAAAAAGGAGATTATTGGTAAAACGGCTGAAGATTATGCAGCAATAAGATCTAATGAAGAAATGTTGAGATATTTTCTTTTTGAGGACGAAGGATTTGAAAAAAAATTATTTAATGAGGAAGAGTTTTCTGAAATAGAGGATTACGAATTAACTTTTTTAATTAATAAGCAAAATGAAATTGCAGAAAGATTATCAGAATTAAATTTACAAAAATCTGTATTAAGACCGTTTTTTAGCATGTATATGTCGAGTTGTGAAAATCTTAATCATTTTTATGGCAAGCCTGTAATACAATTGTCTATTTATCAATTAAAGACTGCGATATTTGCAAAAATGTTTTATAATATTTTTCAATATGTCGAAGATATCCCAGATAATATTAAAGATGATCCTGAAAAACTTTTATCATATTCGGATTTACAAAGAAATAAAGGGAAAAAGGGTCAAATGATTAAAGATGATTCTGCAGCTTCCGCTGTATTTGGAGCAACAAGCGAAGATATGAAATCAATATCTAAAAATACAAATACCGTATCATTGAAAGATGAGCTTGATAAAAATGGCGGCAAATTAAATATGGAACAAATGATGAAATTAGCAGGTTATTAATATAAACTTTTGTGTAACTAATACAGAGGTTTAGGGTATGCCAATTCAAATTCCAGTAACACAAACAGGTTTCGAAGCAAGTATTCAAGCAGCAGCGCAAAAAGCTGGGCGTAATTTAAAAATAGACTTAGGGTCTAACGCAAGAAGTATTAATGCTTTATCTCAGCCGTTAGGGAGGATTACTGGCCAAGCAGATGAGTTCACTAAATCAATGGAAGCTGCTAATGCTCGCGTATTAGCATTCGGAGCCTCAGTTGGCGTTCTTAATTCGGTTATACAGGGATTTAAATCTTTAGTCACTACAACAATTGAAGTTGAAAAATCATTAGCGGATATAAATAGCGTTTTACAACGTTCAGGCGCACAGCTAAATAAATTTAAAAAAGATATTTTTGATGTAGCAAGAGAAACTGGTAATTCTTTTAAAACTGTATCAGAAGCGGCTTTGGAATTAAGTCGCCAAGGTTTACCAGCAAATGAAGTCGTTACAAGACTTAAAGATTCAATGATATTGGCTAGACTTTCTGGTCTCGATGCAGCACAATCTGTACAGGGATTAACGGCGGCAGTTAACTCATTTTCAAAAGAAGGCTTAACATCGTCTCAAGTTTTAAATAAAATTTCTAACGCAGCTGCTAAATACGCTGTTTCTGAAAGAGATTTGATTGAAGGTTTTAAAAGATCTGCTTCAGTTGCACAACAGGCTGGCGTAAGCATTGATGAATTAGGCGGTATTATTACTGCGGTTCAACAAAAATCAGCTCGCGGTGGAGCCGTTATTGGTAACTCGTTTAAAACCATTTTTACAAGAATACAGAGGCCAGAAAGCTTAAAATTATTAGAAGAAATTGGTGTTGAGGTTTTAGATTTAAAGGGTAATATAGTTCCAGCCACAAAACTACTTGAGGGTTTAGCTTCAAAAATTTCTGGCCTTAATGATGTTCAGGTTGCAAGTATTACTGAAAAAATTGGCGGCGGATTTCAAATCGCTCCATTACTGTCTGCGTTAGATGATTACAGCAGCAAAGCTTCAGTTGCGCGTGGAGCAACTGAAGCCTTTTTAAATGCTGGCACTGAAGCTTATCAAAGAAATGCAGCGTTGAATAAAACAATGGCGGCTGCAATCAATGAAGCGTCAGTTAATTTAAAAGAATTTGCAAACACTTTGGGCGAAATTGGCGTGACAAAAGGTTTAAATAATGTTTTGTCGTTTTTTAATACTTTTATTTCAGATGTTCAGGGTCTTTTAGAAGGCGAGGGATTGGGTTCTAAATTCGCTAGATCAATTGTTGAGGGCATAGGAAATGTTTTATCTGGTCCTGGTTTGGCTATATTTGGTGGCATAATATTAAAACTAACGACAGATTTAGTTAAGTTCGGAACGCAAAGTTTAAAAACATTTTTTAATATCGGCAGTGCGGCAAAAGAAATAAATACATTACAAGGCTCCATAGCTAGTACTCTATTAAGAAACAAAGATATACAAGCTCAAATATTAGCTTTAGAAGGAAATAGGGCTGCGCAAGCTAGATTTTTTACTACAGCTTTAAATGAGCAGTATTCCACTATGCAGAAAATGCAAAGTATTGCCGCTTCAATAGCTCCTGCAGTTTATGGAGGAACAGTTTCAACTAAAAAAAGTAGCGGTAAAAACGCTGCGGGTGGTTATATGCCAGCCATCTCTCAGGAATCGCGTGATATTAGTCGTGGAGTTGGTGGAGCAAGAGGTGGCGATAGGCCAGTAGTAATTCCAAATTTTGCATTTGGTGGCGGTAAAAAAGGAACGATGGTTGCTCATACTGGTGAGTATATTGTTCCTAATTTTGCAAGAGGTGGATCAGCCATCTTTAATAGAGATATGGTTAGATCAATGGGTCTTCCAGCTGGTGCTAAAAAGATTGGTGCTGCTGGAGGATTTATACCAAATTTTGCTGAGTGGTATAATCGTGATACTACAAAAGTAAAAACTTCAACATCAATGCCTATTACCGCTGGGGATTGGATAAAGGTTAAATCTAGTTCTGAAAGTATTAGAAAATACTCAGAGAATGTGGATCAATATAAAGTTCGTGATACTGATTTTTATTTATTTCCAGATGGAACAGGCTCCCGTGGAAATACTGTTAGAGATACTTTAGGGAGAAATAAATCTAGAGCTGTTGAAAAAGCAGAAGAAGAACAAGAAAAAGTTAATAAAGCTGGATCTTTCACTTTAAACGCTGATCGATTAGGTGGTATCGGTTTAATCTCACCAAGATTTGGTAAAAGTGGTGTAGGTTCAGTTGATACAAAAATGACAGCGGGTGAAGTTGCGTTTTTTAATCAAAATGAAAAATCATTTCCAATTGATAAAAATAAATACATAAAATTATTAGGAATAAAAACAGCTAACACACCAAGTGGAAGAAGTTTCCAACAATTACAAGGGGATGTGAGTGAATTATTTGCTGGTGGAGTTGTTGATCTTGCTTATAGATTATATGGTGGGACTTTTGATCCAGCAAGTGGTGGAGAATTTACTCAAAAATTAAGAGCTTTATCTCCAGATAAAAAACAACAATTAATACCAGCCGCCGCACAAGGTGATTTATTTGAAGCTGCTGGAAAAGTGGCTTTAGGTAGTATTCAAAATTTAGAATCATTATTTAATCAATCAGACCAAAATAGACCATTTGATTTTAATAATAGAGCTTCGATGCAGAAAATGTTTGGTTTTAATGTTGGAAAAGGTGAAGCTAAAAGAGGTGGAGAAGGAGACTCTTTGGCTGCTTTTTTAAGCACAAAACAAGTTAAAGGTATTATTACAAAAGTATTTAATGATCCAGAATATTCTCCAAAAGCATTAGACGCTTTAAAAGCCCAGGGTGCTTTCAGTCCAGAGATGCAGAAAAAGAAAAAAGAAGAAGAAATCTCTAATGCTATAGGTGGTTTCGTTCCTAACTTTGCTTCATATCCATATAAATTATCCACGCTTGCTCCAACTGAAAAAGAAGGACAAAGATCTTACTCAAAATGGGAAAAATGGAATCAACTTTCAGACGAAGAAAAGAAAAACACACCATATAAAAGTAAGGTTATAAATAATCCTTATGCTATTAAGCAATTCAATCAAGGATTACGTTTAAATCCTAATGTAGAAAAAGATGATAAAGTTGATTCACTTGGATTTAGGGTGACAAAAGTACCTATTTATGACGAAAAATTAAAAGAAGAAATCGTAAATAAAAAAAATTCTAAAGAAGCGGGTGGAAGATTCGAAAAGTTGGCGCTTGAATTTTTAAAATATAATGATGGTTCTAAATTTTTATATAATAAAGATAAAAGTTCTGTAGATGGATTTAGATTTAAGGGAAATAAAAATATAGATTTATTAGAAGTTAAAGCTGGTGAATGGAATGCTTCAGAAGTTCAAAATAAATTTGGTAGATTTGTGCCAGAGAACATCAACCTATCTGGCCCATCTTTGATAAAAGGAGAATTAAATAAACTTTTTACAGAAGGTGTTCCAAGAGAACAAGATGTAATTAAATTAAATAATACATTAGCTATTCCAGATATAGAAGGATATAGTGGGAAAATTAAAGCTGGTGGTAAAGCAGATCCAAATAAAAAACAAAAAGATTTTTATGATGCCTTTTCAGTATCTCGATTATCTCAAGCTCAAAATGCAAAACTTAAAAAGGGTTCAATGGGTTATATCCCAAATTTCGCTGATGAAACATTAGGAAAGGAAATTTCTAAAAAATCTGGTTCAGATCTTCATTTAAAAGATGGAATATTAAAAGTAGGATTTTTAAGATCTAGAGAAGGTAATCCGCTTTTTGAAATAGCAAGATTAATAAACGAAAATAAAATTAAAGCAATAGATGCTGGTGGAATTATTGGTCCAAAAATTCCAGATTTAATTATTGGATTGAAAAAAATGATAGAAAGAAAAAGAGTTAAAGATCCATCATTTCCAAGAATAAAAATTAAAGGATATTTTAGACCAGGGTATTTGGCTGAAAAAATTTCAGAACAATCTGAATATAAATATAAATATAAACATGGAGATTTATTAAAATATTATACAAAAGGATATGATTATTATGGCAGAAAAGATCAGAGAAATTTCGTTTCTGCCATGGATCAAATGAAATTAAATAGAAAAGATAATTCGTTTGTTGAGCTTGAAAAGCTTTACCCAGAAGGATTTGCTAAAGGTTATATTCCAAATTTCGCAGATCCTCTTAAAGAAGCTATTGGCCGCGAAATGTCTGCTGGGGTTCTAGCTTCACAAATTTATGTAGACCAAAATTCATCACTAAAAAATCCAATGAATCCAATGGGATTAATGGTTGCTAATCGCCGTGATGAACCAGCTGGTGGTATACAAGGAATTAATCGCGCAAGAAAAGAAGGCGCTAATCCAATTTTGTATGGCGCGGCTGATGGATTTATTCCTAATTATGCTCCACAGCTTGGAGAGGCAACAAGGTCTGATATGGGTAGAACCAGAATTAGTGATCAAGCAATAACTGATTTTAATAATTCCTTAAAAGGGGTTTCTGATCAACTAAGAAAAGGATCTATATCTTTTGCTGATGCTAATTTGAAAGTTGATCAATTGGCTAAATCTACTGGATCGACACAAGCACAAGTCATGAAACTTGGAGCCGTTGGTCAGGGTTTAATTACAGCATACAACAATGAACTTCAAGCTAGAAATCAAAAAGCTAAAGAATTAAAAGAACAGAGAGCGGGTAGAAGCACAGAAACTGCAGGTTCTAAAGGATCAAGAGAAATGCTTGGCACTATTTTTGCAGTACAGGCTGGATTATCATTATTAACTGGCGCGACTAATGACTCCACTAGTGCTTTAGTAAGATATACCAATATTATTTCAAATTCATTAGGAAATATCACAACCGCTGCTTTTGCGGCAAGCGCATTTAAAGATATGGCCACAACAGGCAAGGGGCTTGTTGGAGTATTTGGAAAATTGGGAGTTGCTGGTGCAGCTGTTGGTGCTGCATTTGCATTATTCGAAGGAGGTAAACAGCTTTATTATGAATATTTTGGAGCAAATAAAAGAGCAGCTGATGCTGCTAAAGCATTAGCAAATTCTGCATCAGAAGCAGCGGTTAGACTGGAGGATTTAAATCCAGAAGCAAAAGAAAGTATTGATAGAACAGTTGAAGGTCTTATTAAAGAGCTTAATATTTCAGTAGGCGGACCAGAGCTTGAAAAATTAAAACAAGCAATAGCCAGAGGACTTACTGGTACTTCTAGAGAGAGTGTTAAAAAAATACTTCAAACAGGTTTAGAAGAAGGTTCTAAAGAGGGTAGTGGTGGTAGTAAGAGAAAGAGATATGTTGGAGGCTCTATAAATTGGCAGGGAGTTGCTTATACACCTGCAGTTGAATCTGAAGGCCAAACCGTAAAAACATTAGGTGGAGATGTGAATAAAGCAGTAGACGCTTTAATAGAACAAGGTAAATCTGGAGGGGGTGCGGTTTTGATGCGCGACTATTTATCTTTGGTAAAAGAAGCGAAAACCCCAGAAGAACTAACTAGCTTCTTGGCTAATCCAAAATTAAGTGAAAAGTTTGGTGAAAACTTAAAAAGTATACCGACTCAAGATTTATTTAATTTAGAAAATCTAAATACAAGCTTTGAACAGGTATCAGAACTCAAAAATAGTAAAGATTTTAATAGAACATTTGAGGCAATGCAAGGCAAAACGCCTCTTATCAACAGCTTAAAAGAACAAGAGGCTTCTATTGCAATAATTTATGAGTTTGTGGAAAAAATAAGAGCCGTAAGAGAAGAAACAGAAAAAAATGCTACCATAGAAACGGCAAAACAAGAACAAGCCCTGTCGCAAGCATTACAAGCTTCTCTTAAAAAATCAGCATTAGAGAGACCAACAAAAACAATGCAACAAGCTGGTTCTCTTTTAGAGTCATCTTTGGAAATATCTAATAAACAAAAATTACTGCAAATTAGTGGAGATTTGTCTATTTCTGAAGATTTAAGAAAACAAAGATTAGAAGAAGTCAATCATCAATATGAAATTTCTAAAATTGGATTAGAAAACCAATTAAAATTAATAAAACAATTAGATTCTTCTTTAGAAAAGATATCCTCTAACGAAGTTTTAGGTTTTGGTCTGAACTCTGAACAAGCAGCTAAACAAGCAAAAGCTTTTATTGAAAAATTTACTTCAGATCCAAATAATCAAAACGCTCTTGAAGGTTTATTGGCGGGTGATAAAAATCAAGATTTTATTAATCAATTAAGATCTCAAGTCCAAACAGGAGCTAATTTATTTAATACACCAGGAAAACAAGATGAGCTTATAAGAATAATAAAAGAATATTATGAATTAACACAGGATATCACTCTTGAAGAGAAAACACAAATAAACAATAAGCAAAAACTTTTTGAAGTATCTCAAAAAGAGCTTTCTATAGAAAAACAGCGTCAAAATCTTATTGAAAAAGGTAACTTATATATAAAAACCGCGCAGAGCAGATTAACTGGCAGAATAGAAGATATTTCAAATGAATCACAATTAAATGAAGCTAGAAAAAGTCTTGAAATAAAAAGATTTGAAAACACTGGCAAAACTGTAGATCCACGCGAAAACGAAAGAATAATTGAATCTATCAATGAAAAATACTTTAAATTACAACAAGATTTAAATGATCAAAAGGCTGAAGCAGAAATAAAACTCGAAATAACAAGAGGTCTAAAAATAGATGACAACATAACTTCTTTAGGCGCAAACACAACAGCAATTGGAAGTGTTCAAGATGCATTGATTAATAATATACTACCAGTATTAAATACTTTACCAAAAAACATGGCGGAACAATTAAAGAATGCTGTGTTAGGTTTAAATAACGGCGGTCAAGCTGTTCCTCAAACAGCGCAGACAACAAGCGGAGTAAGTGGTACTATTGGAATGCCATATAGAGCAAATACAAGTAGCGGCGATGTTAAATCTTTATTGGATTTAGTGAGTAAAGAAATTAGCTCAGATCCTAAATACCTTGCTGCTGTTTATGGAAATGTAATGAAAGAATCTAGTGGTAAACCAATCACAGAAGCTTCTGATTATTCTAATACAGATAATGAAAGAATAAGATCAATTTTTGGTGATAGGGTTAGATCGATGACAGATGAAGACTTATCCAAGCTTAAAAAAGATCCTATGTTTTTGGGAAAAATGTATGGTCCAGAACATCAAATAGGTAAAAATCTTGGTAATACAAGCGAGAAAGAAGGTTTTGACTATAGGGGACGTGGATATGTTCAGATAACTGGTAAAACGGCTTATAAAGAAGCTGGAAAGGCTATTGATAAAGACTTACTAGGTAGTCCAGACTTAGCTGCAGATCCAGAAATTGCAAAACAAATTGCTGTTTGGCTGTTAAAAGATAGAAAAAATCAATTTACTGAAGACAGTTTCGATAAATTATTACTACAAGGCGATCAATCTAAAATTAATAAAGCTGTAACTAGTCAATTCGCTGGTCAACAAGCTAATAGTGGATACTTGGGCGATTTATTAAATATAGTTAATAATTTTGCTGATAACTTTTTACAGGCTTCTGGTCATCTTGAAAAAACATCTTCTACAGCACAGACGAATATTGATAATCTTAGATTAGAGTTAGCTAATAAAGATAGAAATAAAGAGCCTAATCAAGATCTTCAAAATAAAATTAGGCGTATAGTTGCTGAAACATATGGACCTAGTGCAATAGCTACAATTTATAGCGGCATGGGTTATACCCCAGGCGGATCAAGAAGACATGAAACCGAAGAAGGTGGAAAAGCTGCGGATATATATGTTGAAATAGATGGAAAAAAAGTTACAGGCGAGGAATTAGCTAAACTTGGAGCAAAGTGGGTTACTGGTGGATATGGTAGTGCTGGTTATGGAATGGACTATGAAGGCATTAAAGATAGTGGAATTCATTTAGATACTTTTACCAAAGATCAGTTGAAATCAGGAGAGGGATTAAGCTGGGGGTATGGTGGACAAACAGGTTCTATGTTGAAAAATCTAATAAGTAGAATGGGAGGCGAACCAGGTGTTAGCGCTTCAGCGTTAGCTAATCAAACATTATCTCAAACAAATCCAATATATCAGGCTGGAGAAAGAATTTCGGGAATTTCAGATTCAACCGCAAGAACTGAATCCGCGCTAGAAGAGGCAAAAAAATTGGTTGATAGAACTGGGAAAAGCGACGAGGAGATAAAGAAAAAAATCAATGAAATAGCCAACCAAATTATTACAGCTAGTGATGCTATCATATCAAAGGGTAAAACCAAAACAACGGCTGACGCATTAAATCAACTTAGTAAACAAAATACAAAGTTAGAAGCACAACCAGGTACATTTGCTAGTGGATTTACTACTGGAATGGAGAATATAAATAAAGAAATAGCAGGTTTCTCCGAACAAATAGGCGAAAAAGTGCCAGCACTATTTGCCGATAATATGGCAAAGGCAATGGAAGACGCTATATTAAATAGTGAAGACTTAGAAACATCTTTAAGAAGTGCGGCAACAGCGTTTTTAACAGAAATAAATAGATCTAACTTTAAGAATTTAGCCAATATATTTACTAGTGGATTACAGCAAGTTGGTAGTTCAACATTTAGCTCATTTACTCAAAGAGCTTCTGGTGGACCAATTACTGGTGGTTCTGGAACAAAAGACGATGTACCAGCATTATTAATGGGCGGCGAGTTTGTCATGAATAAAAAATCCGTATCTAAGTACGGTATGAATTTCATGAATCAATTGAATAATGGAAATCTCCCAAAATTTGCAGACGGTGGTTCTGTGTCAGATATAAGTAAAGTTGGTAAATATACAATATTTTCTGAAAAAACTGGTTCAAATATATCTGGTCAATATGCAGAAAATAAAATACCAAGACAATATGCTACTGACGGAAGTTTTTATTCCCCAGGTATGTATGGATCTGGAACTATAAAAGGAAAAGATGATTTACTTAAATTTGCTACTCAATCCCAAACTTCTGGGGCAAAAGATGTAATGGTAAATCAAAATGGGCTTTCATATGTTAGTTTGGAGCCAGAAAGCGCCAGATTAACAGTACAAGGAAGAATGAATAGTCCAGAGTTTCAAGCTGTTCAGAAAGATAAAGAAGAAGCGCTTAGTTTGTATCTCCAACAATATAATCAAGAACAACAAGCAGAAGAAGATTATGAAGCTCAAAAGAAAGCATTCAAAAAACAATTAGTAACTGCATTAATCTCTACCGTAGCAACTGCGGGTATCAAAGCAATTGCTGGACCTGCATTAGCTGGTTTCCAAGCTGGCATGGGACAAGCTTCATCACAGGGTTTAACTGGTCTTCAAGCATTTGGTTCTGGGGTACAAGGGATTTGGTCTGGTGGTAATATTGGTGGAACACAGATTGGAGGATTGTCAAATTTCTTTTCTGGGAATAATCAGTTAGCTAATATAGGAACAGCCTCTCAATTGTCATCTTTATTCCAAAAAGATCCAAATTCAAATTTAAGTAAATTAATAGCGTCCAACGCAAGTAATTACGTTAGTAATATTTCAGTACCAAAGGCTATACCAGTAAATAGAGCTGCTGGAGGTTTGATACCAAATACTTCTGGAGTAGATACTGTTCCCGCAATGTTAAGTGGTGGTGAATTTGTTATGAATAGAGCTGCAACTCAAAATATAGGAGTTGGAGCCTTGCAGTCGTTAAATGCTGGTGGCTCATCCGATTCACAAATACAAAATTCCACTGAAAATACTGATAAGATTGTTTCTAAATTAGATGAACTAATTACAGCTATAAAAGAAAATATGAGTGGTAATGTTTCTGTAAATGTAAGTTCTGATGGCTCTTCGACAAAAGAAAAAACCAATAATTCAGAGGAAGGTAATAATTCTCAATCAAATTCTGCTTTAGCAAAAAGAATTAAAGCTGCTGTTGTTGAGGTTATTCAACAAGAAAAAAGATTAGGCGGCTCGCTAAGAACAGCATAATAATATGTTTGGTGGTAAATTAAATCATGAATCTGAATTTTATATTTCTGGACAGAAACTGTCTGGCATAGAATCTATTGATATTTCATATGCTCAACAAAATAGTATTATTAAACCAATAGGATTCTCAAAGGGTTTATCATTAGTTAATGGTGAGCCACAAAAAGGTCTGTCATTGACTAGGAATTTAGTCTATCAAGATCCTATTTTAAATTATACTGGAAATTCAAGAATGGAAGGCAGTATAAACTATGGTGAATATTGCTATGGTTTTAAAATGGGGTATTTAACTGAATACATGGTTAATTGCGCAGTTGGTTCAGTTCCAAGAGTTTCAGTTAATGCTGTAATTTTAGATGAATTAAAATCTACTTCTAATTCAGTTGGATATATACAACACCCAAATATATACATACCTAATCAAGGTTCAATAACAATGACTTGTGATAATTCATCAACTAATAGAGTAATTGGTTTTGATTATTCTATAAAATGCAATAGAAAAGCTTTTTTTACAATAGGTTCTGAATTACCGAAAGAGGTATTATTAATACCACCTTTGGAATATTCCGCATCAGTTCAAATAGAAATAGATGAGGCTTTTTTACAAGATTCTCATAATTATCTATCTGATAGGGAAAATAAAATTGTAACTTTTTCAATAAAAGGCAGGAATCAAGAGTTATTACAAAATTTAACTCTACCAAAAGCTTCTTTAATATCAGAACAAATTAACGCATCATCAGATGGTTTATTGAGATTAACCTTAAATTATATTGGACATTCATGAGCGAGGATCTTTTTTACAATAGAGATAGAAATATTGTTGGAGTTATGGCTCCGACAAATTTATCTAGTTTAAATTTAACTCCAGTATACGGATCGAAAGCTTCGTTTTCTAGTAATTTACATACTTATGAAACTGATGATTTAATATATAATATTATACCATTATCAATTAATAGCTTAAAGGCTTCTTTTGATATGAAATATATTGTAAACGAAACTGATGCTACTAAATTAGCTAATTTTTTCGAAAGTAAGTTGGGAACTGTGCAATTTTCTTTTTCTCCAGATAATAATATTTATAGAGGGATCTCTGGATTCTCAACAGAATATTCAATAAATCACTTAAATAATAATCATTATGAATTTGCTGTAAATATAATGGCTGATCAAGCTCCTACGCTTTTAAATTGGAAGTTTATGACTTTTTTAAATTATAATTACTCCACTATAGAAAATGGTTCAATTTGGAATCAAAATCTAATAACATGGAATACAGATATAAGAACTTGGGATTATGGTCATTACAATAAATACGATATAATTTACTATCCAACAAATGAAAATAAATTAAATAATTTTTATTATTGTAGTGAAGATCATGTTAGTTCTCAAGACACGTCTCCAGTGGGTAATAATTCAAAATGGACTCAAGACTTCTTCTTTGAACCAGATGTTGGTTTTCAAAATAATGCGACTATTAACTCAAGTAAGTTAGAATTTAAAAATTCACATCCATTAAGAATAAAAACAAAAAATAACATAACCCCATTGGTGATGAATTATAAATTTAGCAATATAACAGATAAGCAACTGAGGTCCATGTTGCATTTCTTGGAGAATAAGGCTGGATATAGAAGATTTAGACATCAAGTTCCTTCTGTATATAATAGACCAAAGGTATTTATATGTAGTGAATGGTCGCATACTTGGAATTATTTTAATAGTCATGATTTGGAAGTTAAATTAACTGAAGATCCATTGGGGGTCATACCAAGAGATTCATAATGAAAAAAGAAATATTAAAAAGTAATGCTGCGTTTGTGGCTATTGGAGAATCTCCATCGTGGAAAGCGGGTGCAGAGACTGGCAGTCTTTTTGCGTTAGTCCAAGGATGTAACATATCTTTTAATGTAGAAAGACAATCTCTTAAGCAGCTGGGTTCAAAAAAATACATTGTTAATGATGTATCAAGAGCGCCAAATGTTGATTTGAGTTTAAATTATTATTTAAGTCCGTATTTAAATAATGAACTATTAATGGGTTTTAATGGTCACGACGAAATCGATAGACCTGCCTTCAAACATATACATAATAAAAATTATAATTTTTATATGTTTATTAATGATGATGAAGATGAAGACCCTTTAGTTCAAATGAAATTAGATAACCCAAAGGATATAAACTATATGAACTTTAGTTTAATGTCTTTTGGGGACTGTTATTTAAGTAAATATTCTTTAAACTTTTCACTAGGACAAGTACCAATAGTTTCAACAGTTTTTAAATCTTCAAATATAAAATTTGAATCGACAATAACTGAAGATATATCTTACGAGATAGTCTCTGGGTTATATTCTTGGACAGAAGCGAAGACTCATGCAGAGGCTAATGGTGGCATTTTGGCTATTGTCGATTCAAATTATAAAAATAATTTAATACCAAGACATGAAGATCCTATGTGGATAGGTGGTTCGGATTATAATCAAGAAGGATCTTGGGAATGGATCAATGGAGATTCGATATCAAATGGATATTCTAATTGGGCCAGTGGTCAACCAAATAATTCTGGAAACGAAGACTATCTTCAGAGGTTTGGTTATTCAGCATCTTTAGGCTCTGGACTTTTATTGTGGAATTTTGATTCGGTCGGAACAAATTCTAATCCACAAAATTTATATTCTTTCTCCGTGAATACTTCTGATGACTCTTCTGTTAGAGTTTTTTGGGGCGATAATTCTTTTGATTTATTATCAAGCAACCAAGGGTTTATTGTTAAAGCATTTACAGATCAGATTTTTCCAAAACCCGAAGGAGAGTTATATAAAAAATGGAATGATGTCAAAAATAATTCACAAACACATCCAGAAAGTTTTTATCATGTTTCTGGTTATGTTTTACAGAGGGGCGGCGAAGAGGCTTCTAGAATTACCCCCCCATCGAAACACCCATTAAAAAATAATAATTATAGTTATTTAGACTTGAGCAAATTATATTACCAATTATCTTGTGGTTATGTTCGCGGTGATATAGAGGGTAGAAATGAATATAATCCACCTGTTGTAGTCCCCCATAATAGTCAATTTATTTTGCAAAATTTACAAGTGGTATCTATTCCTTTATCAAAAGAAGATAAACCTATCTTGCAAAATCTATCAATAGATATAGATTTTAATCGCGTTGATTTATATGGATTAGGAAACAATCATCCATATGATAGAAAATTACAATATCCCATAATAGCGCAAATATCTTTATCGTCTTTAGTTTCTGGATTTAATTCAGGTTTTCTTAATGAAATAGAGAATAATGAAACTGGATACGATTTAGATATATCTTTTTCTTCAAGCAATTCTAATGCAACTGGATGGTATAAATTTAAAAATGCAAAATTAAATAATTTTAATTTTCAAACCGAAATAAATAATATTATGGGTTTTAATGCATCGTTTTCTGTTGAAATAGATGATGAAGATGGATTTTTTATTCACAGAAGAATGAGAAAGGTTTATACTTTTGCTGATAAAATTGATTTATGGAATAAAACTATTATCACTTGGGATAACGTCAATCCACCAAATCCATGTGGAGATTTGATTAATGTTGGCGGCGGAGGCGGAGGAGGCGGAGGCGGCGGAGGCGGAGGCGGCGGAGGCGGAGGCGGCGGAGACGGAGACGGCGGAGGCGGAGGCGGAGGCGGCGGAGGCGGAGGCGGCGGAGACGGCGGAGGCGGAGGCGGCGGAGGCGGAAATCTCGATCCTGAAGACGATAATTATCCACCACCTGGGCCACCAGGACTTAGCCCAGATAATCCATTTATTGTAGATATTGGCACATGTGATTGGAGGATAATAGAGCTTGGTTATGATATAACATATCTTTCTAGTCAGGGCAATAGTAATTTGCCTACTGAGTATACTTCGCAATATTATGGATACAATGGATATATGGCTTTTGAAAAAAACTGTGGAAGCGGATGGGAGACAATACATTCATGGACAACTTTATTTGGCGCTCCAACTGTTTACTTTCGATATATATAAAATATGAAAAAATACCAAAATCAACCATTTTTATTTAAAAATGAATTTAATGAAGAGATTTTGCTTTATTGCGAAAGCGATGCAAAAAAAACACTATATTTCAATGGTTCTTATGAGATTCAGCCGTGGAAAATTAAAGTTAAGACAAATATTAGCGAATTTAGACTAAGCCTACCAGAAAAAGATGTTAATTTGGGAGAAATAGTCATTGAATGTAATCCTCATATTCAAATTGAAGATGATTATTTATTTTTTTATTATATAGCTGGTTTTTGTAGGGGTGATAATTGTCCAATAGTTTATTATTTATGTTCTTTAAAAACGAATTGGAGTCTATCTGAATTTTATGATTTTCAAATTCACAAGCAATGTTTTAGTGGGGCTAAAATTCTAGGGGATTTTTACTATACAAAAAAAACGATATATGGAGATCATTTGATGAAAAATGAAGAAGATTTAGGTCTGCAATTATTTATAAAAAACATTTATAGAATATGCCCAATTTTTAATGAGCCAACAAAAATGATAATTACAGCTAATTCGTTAACAAACCAACATATTTCATATATAGTAGATCTTATTTCTCAAGAAAAAAAAGAAATTAAAAACAAATTTAATGAAAATGTTTATAAGTGTACTATTTTAGACAATAAACTAATATATACATCAAGAGGTAAAAATACAGAAGAAAGATATTTAATTGAAGACATTTTTAATTATTAAAGCGATTTATTTTTTTGATTAATTAATAAATAAAGAGTTAAAAAATGTGTAACTAAAAGAGGTATGAGTAATTTGGGTCCACAACAAATAGCATCTAGTTATCAAAGAGTCTTAAATGTTAGTGATAACGGAATAATCACTTTAGGTAATGACGGTTCAGTAAATTGGCAATTAAATGATATCCAAAGAGCTTCAACCGTTAATACGGCTACTGGTCAAATAAATAATAATTTAAGCTCTACGGGATCTAATCTCGCTTTTAATTTAAATTCTACTGGTACTAATTTAGTAAATAGATTAAATAGTACTGGCACAAATTTAACAACAGTAATTAATAATAATTATGAATTTTTAAATGCAAGTATTTCAACTAATTATTTTAATTCAACACAATACTCAAATAACATTAGTGGAGTATTAAATACTAGATTGAATGCCACTGGCGCAAATTTAGTTACTTTAATTAATAATGTAAATTCTGATTTAAAAGGAGATGTTAATTCTTTATTGAACAACATAAACAATACTAATATTAATTTAAATAGTACTGGTACTACAATAATTAATGGATTAAATACTACAGGTGCTAATTTACAGGGTCAATTAGATAATTTGGGTTCCACTCATGCTGGTTTTGGTTTGTATGGATACAATCAAGTTTTAGGTGACGATAGGCAATTAAATGTTGGTGAAGGTTATGGCATAACAGTAAGTCCAGATATAGTTTCAATTAATTTAGCGCAGACCGTAGACATTAATAACCCACAAACAATAAAATCTACAAAAACTTTTGAAAAATCTGCAAATTTTATTAGTGGGGCATCTTTTTATGAAACTGTAACTTTTGACAAAAGACCAACTTTAAGTGGAACTGGATTTTTATTAATTGGAGAAGCTTTAGAGCACCCAGATGGAGTTTTTGTTACAGGAACTCAAACAATAGGTGGTCAAAAGAATTTTACAATAATTCCTAAAGTAAATGACGCTTCTGTTGTTCTTACTACTGGAAATCAACAAATAACTGGATTAAAAACATTTTTGACAAATCCATATTTTAGTGGATATCAAATATTATCAGAATATGATAATGTATTATTTAGAACTGGAGATCAAACAATTTCTGGTTATGTACAGTTTGATCAAAGACCAAGCGTAAATGGTACTGGCGTTTATTTACATGGTGAAATTCCAGAACCAGCAAATACTGTTTTTACAACTGGAGATCAAGTCATTAATGGTACTAAATTATTTAATCAAAATATTTTAGTTGGAATTGCTCATCCAGTTTTAGTAACTGGAGTTCAATTAATTTCTGGAGAAAAAACTTTTAAAGATAATTTAACAGCTTTAACGAGTATAACTTCTACTGGAAAAATTTTCTTTGGAACTGGTAATAGACCGAGCGGATTTTTTTCCTCAATTGGCGGTGGTAGTGGTAATATAGCAAATGGAAATTACTCCTTTATTGGTGGTGGCGTAAATAATAGAGCAACTGGAGATCTTTCTTTTGTTGGCGGCGGGAGCGGCAACTACGTAGTTAATAAATATGCTTCTATTGTTGGTGGAGAAAATAATACTTCAGTAGGAACTGGTGCGTTTATCGGTGTTGGTGTTAATAATATTACCTCTGGAGATAGAACATCTATATTAGGAGGAAGTGGTAATAGAGCAAATGGAGAATATTCTATAGTTATTGGCGGATCATCTAATATCGCTAATAGTAAATATTCAATAGTCGTTGGTGGAAATAATAACACAAACACAGGAGTACATTCCATAAATGTTGGCGGTATTAATAATTTTATAACTGGAGAGTACTCAGTAATAGTTGGAGGAGCTAATAATAGAAATACTGGCGATTATAATGTTATTATTGGTGGTGATGGTAACATTGTTACTGGTGAATATTCTACTATAGCTGGTGGTTCTTTAAATAGAGCTTCTGGTATTTCTAATTCAATAGGCGGTGGAGCTTCAAATAGAATAATGAATGTTGACGGCTCCACAATTGCTGGCGGTAGAAATAATACCATTGATCAAGATTTTGGATTTATTGGTGGTGGTGATGCAAATAGAATAGAGAATTTTTCTGATTATGCTACTGTTGGTGGTGGACAATTTAATGAAATAGACGGTACTTATAGTGCAATTTTAGGTGGATATGAAAATCAAATCACTGGAGAATATGCCGTCATAGGAGGTGGTAATAAAAATGTTGCTGGATCAGATTATGATTTAGTGGGGGGCGGTTCAAGAAATTTTGCTACAGGTAAGTACACTTCAATAGTTGGTGGTCAAAATAATAATATAACTGGATTTTGGGGATCTATTGGAGGAGGATTTGATAATAAAATTACTGGAAATTATTCTAGTATTGATGGCGGTTCGTCAAACTTTATCACGGGCGTCGCTTCTGCAGTTGGCGGAGGACTTAACAATCAAGTAACTGGCGACTACTCAACTGTTGGCGCTGGCAGAATCAACTCCATCGTTGGCTCTAACGCAACAATTGCTGGAGGTTACTGGAATCGTGTGTCTGGTCAGTCATCGGTTATCGGCGGTGGATCACTTAACTTCTCAACAGGAATCGCTACCACAATTGCTGGTGGAACTGGCAACCAAGTGACTGGTAGCTACTCTGCTGTTGGCGGCGGTTCGTCTAACTTTGTCACGGGCGTTGCTTCTGCAGTTGGCGGAGGACTTAACAATCAAGTA